CCATTGTTAATTGATTAGATTGAATACTAGAGATAGGTTGAGTTGTAGTTGATGCTTTACTCATTTGAGAAGCTTGACTTGCTCCTGATAGAAGAGTTGATCCTGTATTCAAGATACCGCTTACTGTAGCGTTACGAGCTTGAGCATTATAAGCTGAAGCATCTGTTTTAAATTGTGCTGATTGATTCTTAGCATTGAAGAATGATGTCCATGCATCTTTAGAAGAGTTAAAACTAATATCGTCTTCTACTACATCAACAACGGTATTCTCTGCATTTAGATCTAAACCATTTGCAGCCATTTGAGCTTGAGCTGCTGATGTTTGTTTCTTTCCTAGTTCACGAATACGGTTAGCTTCTACTCTACCTTGTGACTCTGCATTTCTAGCATTTTGTTCTGCTTGTTTGGATTGTGCTTTAGCTTGGTTACGTGCGCTAACTGCTGCATAAACTGTAGATGCTGTTGCTAAAGCTGTACTCACCCACATAGCGACTGCTGCTGCTCCTGCTGCTGCCATACTGACCTCTTTATTATTATTTTTATTGTGTGTTTATAGCTTCATTTCTAAGAAAGAGCCTGTATGTTCAAATCCCATCTTCTTGTAGAAGCTTATTGTTTTTTCTGTGTTGATCTTGGTTGCTGTACCACATTGAATGACTGTAGCTCCTGCTTCTTTAGCCCATTCAATAAAGGCTTTAACAAGTAAATAAGCTACTTTACTACCTCTATTATTGGAGCTAACAAATATACAGTAATCAAAAGCCATAAGGCTTGTAGCACTAAACCATTCTCTTGTTAAGCCACCTACAAAGCCACCTAAGATCTTTCCTGTTTCATCTTTAACGACTAATACACATCCTTGAGATGGATAGATGATTAAAGTTTGAAGATGTGTTCTAACTGTTGCTAGGTCCATAGGACGTTGTGAATATGTTGGAGATTCATTCCAAAAGTGAACTGCTATCTCTAATAGTTCAGGTATATCTGATATTTTTGCTTGTTCTACCGAATGCATATTTTTTCTCGGAAAATTTCATTTTTTGTGATTTAATTATATTTAACGTAACCCTATGATTATTAATTATGTTTAAAAACACTATTATTTCTTTTTTAGTAATCGGTTCTACTCTTGCTTCTGCTGCTCCAATACAATGGAATAATATTCCTGTTCCTGATTATTCTTCATCTAATCAAGCGTATTCGCAGGGTAATCAACAAGTCCAACAAGGTTTACAGCAAATGGCTGATGCTTTGTCAAATTTTGGTCGTCAAGAACAACGAACCTATACTCGTGTAGGGGATCATAGTTATGGATCTGATGGCAGTTCTTATTATCATAGTAATGGCAATACCTACGGATCTAATGGTGTAAATACTTATAGTATAAATGATAACTCAGGCTATTCTTCTAACGGCTCAAGATATTATCGAGTTGGTGACTATGTTTATATTAACAATCCTGATGGAACTCGTACCGTTTGCTATGTTTCTGATGTAGGAACTCAATGCCGTTAATTACCTATCATTAATGTTCTGTTCCATTACTACGGCTGTTATATGAAGTGGTAATGGTTCAGATTGTTCTATCACAAGCTTAAAGTTATCAAAATCATTCCATCCATTCATCTCTATACGCTTGTTACCTGTAAATGGTTTAGGAGCTTCAAGTAAGTTCTCTGTAAACTGCTTTAGCTCGACCATCTCACCATTCACTGTAGGATTGAGAGATTCGTACAAATAAAGGTTGATGTGATTAATCTTGATAGTGCTTGGACTTGATGTTGCAGGACTACCCTGTAGCTCAGGAGCAAATAAACTTACTCTTGATGTGAACTTACGACCTATATAGATCTCTGCTATAGAAGAGTCACAATCAATGGTTAATGTATCGTCTTGTCTATTTATAATTGGAATTACATAAACTGTATCGTTAGCTTTGTAATATGCAGCTACATCGTCACCTAAGATCCCAATCTGTTCATGTTGAACAATACAAGGTTTGTTGTGTTGTACTGGTACTTTGATCGCTGAGTCTAATAAAAGCTCTTCTTTCATCGGTTCGATCTGTACTGTTCCATTTCGATTGACCAGAAAATAAAGTCTGTCAGATCCAGTAGTAGAAGGTAATGAAGTTACGCTTAATACTGTTCCACCTATATCATGTGTTGACCATGCGATAACGGACTGCTCTCTATTCAGTGTTAGGCTTGCTAATTTACCGTTGCCTAATACAAACCAAATAATAGAATCAGGTTCAGCACAATACACCATCTCTTTGATACCGCCATTCTTCTTAGCAATGTGACTTGCTAATACTGTCAGTTCTGAAGATGTCAGTGAGTCAATGGAATAGTCATACAGTAATGTACGGACTCGTTCAGCCCCACGTTGTACGAAGATCAGTTCTGAGCCTACTTTAATTGGCTTGATGTTTTCTGTGATACCAAAGCTTGTATGTTCCAGGATTGAAGTGTTGGTAGGAGTCATAGCATTCTGTGAGCTGATGACTAATTCAGACCCCCTGTCATTACACATATACCTCTTGATTGAGCTAAATGTAGAATATTGGTGAGCTGATCTGAACTTGCTGATACTGTAAAACTATCTCCATCTGCTGTTGTTGGAAGGAAGTTTGTTACATCCCCTACCCTACTCAACCATACATAGTTTGGATACGTTTTAGTTCCTGCTATTACAAGTCGTTGTTGGTACATCGTAACTGCTCTTGGATAACCTAGATTCTTCTCAAAGATGTCTTGTTTGAGTACCCATGAGTTACCGATAGCTTCAATATCTGTACTGAGCTTTAAAAGGATCTCACCCTTTACTGTTGAAGGACTAACATACGCATCTATACGAACAATCCCTTCATTAATAAATACGAACTTGTCTACATCTGCTGCTGTGAAGGCTTGAGCTTCTGTGACTGTTGTTGTTTCCCAATAATAATCAGGATTTGCTTCAGGTCCACTCCCCCTAATGTTGGTGTATTGCCTTGAGTAATACGTTTTGCTCTGAAGTAATATTTCGTATTGCCGATTGTGTAGTGACAGACATCTCCTGCTTGATAGCGTTTTGTGTTGTCGTATATGTCATAAGGTGAAGCAACTAATGTTGCTACTTTTCCTGCACTCTTCTCATTAGGTTTAAGTGGAAGTGTCGGAGTCTCTACTTCTTCTAATGGTGGAACATAGAAATCAAAAGCATCATAAGCCCAATTGGTTAAATCTTCTGAAGCTCTAAGCCAGGCTAAAGGATGATTACTGTGTGCTATAAAAAACTGATACCTGTTTTGTGTATAGTTCAGTTCTTTAATGTCTTGAACTGTATATGGAGTTGATAAGCTTTTTACTAATGTTCCATTGCTATCTAATACATCTATTGATAGAGCTTTAAAAACAAGTAGGTAGGCTACTGAATGACTAATAATAAAAGGAAGGATTCTAACTGCCCCTGCTGTTACTGCTAGAGCTTCTGTACCACCTCTACGTTTTAAGCCACCTTCTACAATTGGAAGGAAGTTCAGCATCTCTTTTGTGCCGTTCCTGTATTGCTGTAGATCCGTTCTCATCCAAATATGAGGACTGAGTTCGCCTGAAGTGAAGTTATTTTTAATTAGATTGATCTTAGCCATATTAACGACCTCTGATCAGTGAATAGTCTGAATCTTTAAAGAATTGTTGTGATGGTACTTCTTGTGCCTGTACTGCTTTGGCTTGTTTAATCAGTTCTTGGCATTGCATGTAATAGCTGTCGGATGTGCCTTGTGATCCTGTTGTAGCTTTCGTGATCTTAGATGCTAGATACAAGACTAGGCATTCAGTGAATAGGCTGTCATAGCTTTCTTCATTCTTATTGTCGTACACATAGACCAGGTTAAGTTGATTTGAGTTGCTAAGTAGTCGATCTGCTTCTACTACATAGTCTTCTGTATTTGCGTTGATGATTCTGATTAGATCATCGGGTAGTTGATATTGATATGAGTATTCAAACTCAGGTTTAACGAATAAAGGTGCAAGCTTAATTCTCTTTGTTGCACACTGAAACGGATGAAGTCTTAACAATGCTTTACGTGAACTGTCATAGACCGATCTCATACGTCTAGCTGTCATTGTGTTTTCTTCAAAGCTTGTAATTGAGTCAGCACCAATCATAAGCAATGCTTGGTTTGCTATGTCTGTCTTTGTAGTCATTGAGCTTCCTTAGTTATTGTTATTATTAGGTATTGAAAGCCCCCTACCCTTTTAAAGATAAGGAGCTTTGATTTTTTGTTAGATCTTTAGATAGAGCTATTAAATTTTAAACTTAAACGCTACTACTTTGAGTTCATCAGTACGTACAGCACCTACAGACTCGATATGACCGATTGAGTGGAAACGGTTAGCTGTTTCAACTTCTACAATCTTCAATGGAGAGATAGAGTTAATACCTACTTCAACTGCTGATTTTGTATAAGCCACACCTGTAGCTGATAAACCATCTGCTGCTGTAATGCCTTCATAGTGAACCCAGTTAAAGCCTAAGAAGTTGCTGATCTCACCACGTTGAAGCATTTGTCCTGCAAGGTAGTCTGCTGAAGTAAGAGTTGTATCTGCTAATAAAGCATTTAGTAAGTCAGCGTTATACGTTACATAGATCTCTTCATCGTCAGCCAAGTTTTTAGTGAACTTAGTACGGATGTCGATAAGCAATTTTTTAGTGATTGGAGCTGTAGTTGTACCTAAGATTTGAGTAGCAGGAAGAGCTACGTTTGTATAAGTATCTGCACCAACTTCTTTACGTGGAGCGTTACCAATAAGAGCGTTATAAACTACTGAGTCTACTTTACGATTCCATTTTGAATGTAAGCGAGTTAATAGTTGATCTTGTGGATTAGCCTTGAGTTTTGGTAAGTCCTGTATTGCAAGTCTGGAAAAATTAGAGAAGTCATTCATTGTTGCTAAACGAGAAGCGAATGATGCATCTACATAAGATGTGTTACCGAAACGATCAGGAGTTGCCAGTACATCACCTAAAGTACCCATTTCGTTTACTGTGAATGAGCTACCTGTTACAGAACCAATATTCGTTACTGTAGATAATAGTTTGCTTTCTTTTTGTTCTAATAATGCGATATACGTGTCGCTATACTGCTTCACGAAAACTGAATCAATTGTGTTATATGACATTGTTTTATTGTCCTTATTTTATTTTTATTTGTTTTGTTGATAGAGCTATTATTTGTTGTTTTAGATGCTCTATTTGAGTTGTTGTGGTTGTAGAGCTAGTTGATGTTTCAGTTATCCATATCGGGCTGATAAGTTGAATACCATTCCTATGCTCTACATAAGGACTTGGTATGGCTTAAAAGCTTTATCTGAACGCCACTTCAGGAGCTATTTGTTTATCGTCTTAGGCTGTCGTAATACGAATCAATCTGAGCCTTCACTGACTTATGATCAGGATGTTTAGGATTAAAGAACGCTTCACTACGCATTAAAGATTGGATGTCTACGTTAACAGGTATACCGTTTGATACAGGCTTGTCTTCTGTCATCTGTGATCCAAAGTAAGCAGCCATTTTGATAAAGGCTACGTTATTGCCGATCATTGGATCATTAATCTGTTCATCTGTAATACCACATGCTCTAGCAGCTTTAACGGCATTAAAGATATTAGCTTCATACTTATCACCCCATTCTGATTGAAGTGTCTGTACTGTTGTATCTGTATCTATCTGTGAACTATTGGATACCAGATCTACTGCACGTTTATCGTATTCAGCTAATAAGAAGTCGAGTTGTTTGTTTGTGATTCCATGCTTATGAGCTTCTTCTAAAAATGCTTTATTGCCTTCATCTGCTTTAAAAGCTTCTAGGTCAAAGTCTTCTCGTTCAATCTTGTATTCATCTACAGATTTAGGAGCGACTTCTCCTGTTCCTACCTTCTTTTCTAAGTAGCTGTAGCTCTCATTCATCTTGGCTACAGTTGCTTTGTAGTCTACAGATCCATCTTCTGCTGTTACTTTAAACTTCTCAGGAATTGCTGTTTCAATAGAGCTATCATTACCTGTACTTAATACTGTAGAAGCTGTTGTATCTTGTTCAATTGTTTGTGGTTGTTCTAAGTTATCTGTCATTCTTTTTCTCTTTTTTAATTCGTGTTACTTAGGTTGTTCTGCTTCTTTAATACGTGCCAAGATGAAGTTGATTACATCCTGTTGACCTAAATTAAATGCTGTTTGTGTTGCTGAGTCTTTATCAAATGCTAGTTGGGTATGGAAGATTGAAATGAGTTCATCTAATACGTCTATGCCTTCGTTACTGGTAAAAACTCTTTGATATTTATTACTGTTCAAACATTGCTCCTAACTGATCAGGTGTCATGTTCTTTGCTTGGTCCTTAGCTATGTCTAAGCCTGTCTGACCTACTTGTGACATGAGAGCTTGCTGTTGTTGTTGCTCTTGCATTGCCTGTTGCTGTTCTTGTTTGGCTTGCCTAAGTTCTGCTATTTCTTCATCCGTTCTAATCGCTTCTACAGGTACGGATAATGCATCTGCCATAACTTGTACCATTGCATCTAGGTTTAGGTTATCCATCACTGTCTGATCAATCTGAGCCATTTGAGATACGTTCAGCATTAAGTTTTGAATCGCTGTTACCCATTCTAATTTTTGAGATGCAGCCATAGGATTGATGAAATTAAAACTAATACGTGAAGCTTGCATTAGCTCTTCAGGAGCAGGAGGTAGTACGCCTGATCTCATTGCTAATCCCCATGTACGTTCAAGTAATACTTGTAAGTATTCAGATTGCATACGAGAGAAGATTGAACCTAATTGGTTACGATATACCTGTACTCTTGCTTGGATCTCTGTAGCTGTTAATGGTGAACTGCCTTGTGGCGTTAATTGGTCACTCATCAAAGTACGTTTAATCTTAGCTTGGAAGTGTTGTAGGAAGTCTAGTCCTAGTCCTACTGAAGCTGATCCTGTATCCAATCGTTTAATTGCGTCTACACTGTTTGCTGCAATGATTGCATTAGGTCGAATACGAAGTGTATTAGGATTAACTACACCGTCATGCTGTGCTACCCATAACCCACCCAAATTAAGTTCTGCTGTTTGTAGAGATAGTTTAGTTAGTTGGTTAGCTGTCTTAGCATCACTGATCACCATACTACCCATACCAAGACCATAGTGGCTGTCAGGTATCTTCTTGAATCGAGATACCACACATGGGAACTCTTCAAAGCCACTCTCTTTTAGGATGTGTTTTGATTGAGATTCAATTGTGTATGAAGCGAAAGGCATTGATGTTGAAACACGTTTACCTTCTTCACCTTTAACAAACTTACTGTCTCTAGGGAAGATTGCTTGAACAAGTGTGAACTTCTGATCAGGTTTCTTTTCTAATGCTGTTTTAACTTTGTCTGATACGTTGTCTATTCCAAACTCAGATACGATCTGTTCTGCTGATAACTCAAACTCTCTATAAATTGTGTCGATCAACCCATTTGCTTGTGTTGAGCTGATATAGCAGTTGCCAATAGACCAGGTATTAAATGTAAAACCGCCTTTGTCTCTATTCGTATCTGCATACAATACTGCCCATCCTGCTACTACTAAGTCGGTAAGAAAGTCTGTAACTTCTGAATCAAAGTTAGATGCATGAATATTTCTAAATAGGAATTGATCTACTTGGCTTAACCATTGTTCGCCTTGTGTGAGCTGAGAAGGTGTATCTACACCGCTTGGAACTGATTTAAACCAAATACTGACAGGGCTTGTAGTACCACTAACAATAGAGCTAACAAGTAGTTGAATACTTTCTACTGCTGTTGTGTCGAAGAGGTCTGTACGAGCCTGTTTACGTTCTTGTTCTAAAGCTAATGCTGCTACATCTGTAAAGCTTTGCTGACGTTCAGGAGCGCAATATTTATAACATTCCTTCCAATGAGCTTCGTGCTTAATTCGATCTGTTTTGAGTTGGGACAAACGCTTTAATAGTTGTTGTGCGTTCATCTAATTATCACGTTCCTGTCTTCGTTCTTGGTGGACTGATTGCTGATAAAGCTGTTTGACCATCTACCAAACTGCCTAATGCTGTACTTTGTTTGTTTTTACGTCTTACTGCTGAGTTCTCATTAGATTCTTTCTGAGCTAATTCCTTAGCTTTACGTTCAATCTCTTCAGGTGACTCTTGCTGTACGACCTTCGGTTTTGATCCCATTACTTTGTTTCCATGTTTGTTGTTTTATATGATGTTGGGCGTTTCTTGCGACCAGGCTTCTTGTCCTTCGGATCAAGCCAAACGATGAAGCTGTTTGTCTTGAGCAAAGCCAAGATCCTTAACGCTGTCTAGGTGCGTCTTACCGTTCTCTTTGTTCTAAAAGATTCGTGGCATCCAATGTTGCAAAATGCGTGTGCGTGTACGTGCGTACATAGGTATATAGAAGGGCAATCTAATTCTTTATCTAGCACTTGGATCTATGCAGTCTTTTCTCTAGTTCTTGTTATTGTTGTACTGTAGTCTTTGTATTGGTAAGTATTAGATAGTCTCTTTTTTAAAAAGTTATATGTCTGTTTTAAATATAGATCTTGTTTATTGTTATTATATTAATAGCTGTATTGATAGAGCTATTAAAGAAAGCTCAGGATAGAAAGAGAAAAACTAAACTGAGCTAAAGAGTGAAGCTCTGAAGTGATGTAGAACTTGTTAAAGTTTCATCTGAGCTAAAAGGGGATCGAACAGCCTACCTAGATAAGCTATAAGTGGGGGTGTTAAATAAAGGATATATAAAATGACTGACTTAGTTGGTTATTACGCTTACTTAGCCTAAGTCGTTCTAAATAAGTAATGAGAACTATATCAGAATTATTGATGAATGTCAATATCTGAACACTATATGTAGTATGCAATGTTATTTAACACAACTATATGTAGTGGTTTATATTTATAGATGATTGAGCTGTTTTCTCATAACTTCACAATCATCTTTTAATTGCATAGTTACTGTTTCTTTTTCATCTGCTAAAGAATTGTACATTTCATCGTAAGTTTCTTTATAAAAGCGTCTATTTGCTTTCATGAAATCCATACTTTCATCTATCACATTTCTTAGATCACATAATTTCGTTTGTATAAGAAGTTGTTTCTTTAAACCTTCAGTAGGGTATCTTTTTAAAGCCGCTAAGTTAGTGTTAGTTTCGACTTTTAAAGCCATTAACAAACCGCTTATGTATAAAAAAGCTTGGCTTGATGTAGCCTGTGGAGGTTCAACAAAAGGTAAAGGTGATGATTGAGCTGTTGAGATACTAAATATAATTATAAGAGAGAGTAGGGTAGTCTTAATTTTCATTGTATAAGTTGTTGTAAAGCTTCAGATAGTTGAGTGTAGCATTCAGTACCTGATCCGTTAAATGCTATTTTAGGTTTATAGTGAAATTCCTGCATTTCTGTTTTGAACTTCACTTCCAGGTCATAGACTGCTTCTGCTGTATCAGGAAGTTCGAGTAGGATCTCCCATTCGTATGGCATAGAGCGAACTGTACCGTATCGAGTTAAAATGTTATTAACTGTAATACCTAATTTGAAGAATGACTCTTCCTTATCCCAACATTTGATTAAGTAGAAGATTGGTTGACCGCCATTTTGAACAGCTTGATCTAGGAAGGATTGTCGTTTACATCCCTTAATCTTCATTCTGTTTAACTGCCTTTTTAGTACGAGGTTTCTTAGCTGTACTAATAGCTCTATTTGAGATTTTAGCTTTAATGGAAGGTTTGTCTGTACCGATTAGTTTTGATTGTTCTTGAACGATCTGATTAGCATCCAGAGCATTGTAGATACCTATCTCATGGGTAGTAATAGAAAACAGTTCAGGATGTTTGAAATAGGATTCAAATAAGGAAATAGGAATAGTTGGTCCATTTAGAATAAGTTTTAGTTTGGTTGTATCTGTAAATTCAGGAATGATGTCTGAATATGTGACAAGTACGAGCTTGTCAGCTTGATAGATTTTATATACTGAATACATAGTTTCTCTTTTTATTAGTAGTTTTATTTATTATTTTTGATGTCGCTTTCATATAAATATTAGTTATAGAAAACAGATACATATATAACATATTTTTATTATATTGTCAATCTTTATAACTTTTAAGAATATGAATACCAATACTACATAGGCTATTTATCATAGTTATCAATGGCTTTTTGAAATGAATGGCTACATGCTAAATAGTGACGTTCTTCAAAATCAGCAATAGCTTTCTTTTTCATAGTTTGATCAGGATATACAGGTATCGTATAGGCATCTTGAACAATAAAGAAAATCTGTTTTTCTTCTTTTTCTCTTGCTTCTTGATCAGTCATTTTAGCTGTAACTGACATGAGCTTTGCTGTAGCTTCAGAAGCCTTCATACCTAACTGTCTATATGTTTGAGCCGTAGAAGCTATTGTTTCAGCTTTCTTACAATGAGCTTGAGCTAATTCATATACTGATTCTGAATAGGCTGAAGTACCAGTACAAGCTAACAGTAAAGCTAAAACTATCTTTTTCATATTAAACAGTTATATGTAAAGTTGTAGCTTCATTCTATTTGAAATGGTATTAGAAATAAACAATACACAAAACAAGACCAGGATCAGACAGTTCAAGATATGAGTACAAAGTACGAAATAGATTGATTACTGTCTGTTAATGAAAGCTGATATACGACTGATAAGGAGTATAGAAGTTTGAGTGTTACAGATACTAAATCTGACAGAAACGAATACCACTACATCCGTAGGATCAGATAGAGCTAGAAATAGGAATACCAATTCTATTTAAAACTATTTTTATTAATTATTTATTATCTTTTAAAAGAAAGAGATAGTTAATTCTATTCTTAACTTGATTGGTATTGAAAGAAAACAGGTTAGTAGGCAGTCAGTTCAATGTTTGATATGGATACGTGCCTGTTAAGGTACGGATACAGATTAAAGATTGATTACTGACTGTTAAAGGTAAAGTCATGTTTGTGTCCGATAGGATACAAATATGGTTTTAGCTTGTTATAGGTTAAATAAAGTAAAACTAAATAGTGAAAGATATGAGAACGACTGTAAGGAGTTCGATATATCTTGTTTTCTTTCTAAACTTTAAAAATTATTTATTAGATAGATATATATTTTTTATTAATCTTCTCTTTAAGATCGAGGTTAAATAAAGCCCTAAAAGATTGAGTTTTTTGATAGTCCCAAGACAAGGTTTTGTCTTCCCTTATTTTATAAGCTTTTTTAGCTCTCCTTCAAAAACAATTGAAAACATTGAGTTTTGAAAGAAAGAATCTCAGCTCGAAACTTTACGAAGCATAGCGAGTGATAACGAAGCTATGCTGAAGTAAATGTTTGAGCAACCAACCGACTGAACCAAATTAGCTACTGTACCAGGTAGTAGCAGAGGGCGGTCAGTAGACATGCTTTAGGTGCTATGTCTGTGTGCGTTTATGTGTACCTAGAATCCGTACATTTTTGTTTTAAGGTTTTTCTATTTTTTATTTTATAAAACAATATATTAGAAAACGTCCAAGACAAGGTTTTGTCTAGGATACTGTCAATTTCACCTGTGATTTAGAGGTTTTTTGTGTATCGAATTGCAGCGAAAGCCGTATAAAACCTAAGTTCAGCTAAGACTGAAAACTGTCTTAATTATCCACAACTATAAATTTAAAATGAAAACATGGATTTACCTAGACAAATAAAGGGTTTTAAGACAAAAATAGGTACTACAAGACAAGATGTTGACACTATTTGTCTTGATTTGCTATAATCTGTCTCAAGAGGGGAGGATAGTCTTCCACAACATTTTAATAACATAAGGAACAAAAAACGTGCCAATAGGAAAAATAAGCACCGTGTTTAAAGTATATGACGCAATGATGGGTAGTGGTAAAACTACTCAAATTATAGAAAACATTAGAACAGCAAACAAAGACCAAAACTTTTTATACATCACTCCCTTACTTGATGAATGTCATCGTATCTCAGGAACAACTTATGATCCTGAGGATAATTTGAAACGTCCATTAATTACGACCCATGATGATACAAGTGTCCATTATGCTTATTTAGATGATGCACCTTTAAAAGACAGACGTTTTAAACATCCAAGCTATAAAGGTGGTAATAAAGCTGAAAGCTTACAGTATCTAATTAAAAACAAAGAGAATGTAGTTAGTACCCATCAACTATTTATGAACTTAACCCCTTCTATGCTTGAAGATGCTAAGGACTACATATTAGTTATTGATGAAACAATCCAGGTTTATGATGTGTATTCTGAATACACAGCTACAGAATTAGAAGCTATCTTCCGTTTAGGATGGATCTTCATTGATGATGATGATGTAACTCTTCGCTTTAACCGTGAAAACTACGGTAATAATGGCGGTGATCCAACAGGAACTAAATATGAAAACCTAGCAACCATGTGTGATCTAGGTCAGCTCTTATATGTAGACCAAAAACTAATTGTTTGGGAACTCAGCATTGATACTCTAAGAGCTTTTAAAGAAGTTTGGATCGCTACTTACATGTTTGAAGGCTCTCAAATGTCAGCGTATTTGAAATCGTATGGCGTTGATTATGAGCTAATTCGTTTTGGTAACAAGCCTTCTCAAATTAAGCATTTAGTCACTATCTCAGATAACAAATTTATTAATGAAGTTGGTACTAAAACTACAGCATTAAGTTCAAGTCAATTCAAAACAAACAAGAAAGTATTGTGTGAACAGTTATCTAAGAACTTAGACAATTATTTCCGTAACCATGTAAGAGCTAAGAAGTCAGATAGACTTTGGACTTCATTTAAAGAAGCTCAAGGAGCTATAGCAGGATCTCGTTATAAAGACGAATGGTTAGCCTTCAATACAAAGGCGACTAATGAATACAAAGACAAAACCAACTTAGCTTATTTGATGAACCTGTATCCTAATCCAATGGTAGTTAAAGCTTCAGCAATGAAAGGGTATCCAGTTAAAGAAGACATCTTTGCTCTTTCTGAAATGGTTCAATGGATATGGCGTTCTGCTATCCGTGAAGGTAATCCAATCAATATTTATGTACCAAGTTCAAGAATGCGTACTTTGTTACAGCGTTGGTTGAATGATGAATTTGAAATTCAATCAATTGAATCTCAAGAAGCTGAAGTATTAGAACAGTTGGAATTAGTTTAAATAATAGTGAAACCTATTTTAGCCTGTATTATCGGGCTATTTTAAGGATTGCTTATCATATTTGCAAAGTATTGACAAGTTTTTTATAATAATTTATAATTTAACACATTAACAAAACAATAAAAACATTATAAGAGTCCATAGGCAGACTCATTAAAACTCACCCATGCCTATAAACAAAAAACAACTCAATATATTAAGTCTGCATCCAATCAGGATTATAAGCGGACTCAAAACACGTATATATAAAGGATATAAAAGATGACTTCATTATCATTACAAACTCAAAACTCTACACCATTTAATACAGCTATTAACACTTCTATTTTAGTTGTACCTACTCCTACAGTTCAAACAATGTCTTCTAAAGAAATTGCAGACATGACAGGTAAAGAACATAAACACGTATTAGCTGATATAAGAAATATGTTTGAACAGCTTCAAATTGACTCAGCCGAATTTTTGGCTCAGTACAAAGACAGCACAGGACGTACACTTCCATGCTTCAACTTGAACAAAGACTTATCAATTTGTTTGGTATCGGGATACAACGTACAGCTCAGAATGGCGATCATCAAAAGATGGAATGAATTAGAATCTCAAGCTCAACAAAACTTTGCTTTGCCAACCACCTTCAGCCAAGCATTACTACTTGCAGCTCAATTAGAAGAGCAGAAAGAACAATTAGCGTTACAAGTTGCTCAACAACAACAAGTTATTGAAGTTCAGCAAGTAGACGTAGATGCACTAGAACGTATTGCAAGCCGTAAAGGATCTATGACAGTACGAGATGCAGCCAAACTTCTAAATATGCGTCCGATTGATTTAAGAGATTGGATGCTTGCTAACAAGTGGACGTATTCACCATACAAAGGAAAATACAGACCTACAGCAGCACACGCTACAGCAGGACATCTAACACTATCAGCGAATGACTATGATCCATTGGTACGTGTGACTTGGAAAGGACTTGCATTATTAGCTAAACGCTTAAACGTAACACTAGATACAGACAACATCTGATCCAAAAGGGAAGTGTCACAGCTTCCCTAAAATATAAAAATTTAAAGAGATAAATATGAAATACACAATCAAAGACTTTGCAGATAAAGCTCTCATCCCATACACAGACTTCTATAACCAAGCATTAAAACTATTCCAAACTATACATTTTTATGGATCTGAAGGAGTAGCTGAACCAATCCTTAATGACCAGGATCAGATAATAGACTTCAGAATGACTCATGCTTTTGGAGTAGCAGTAATAGCAATTTTAGATGCAACAACAAACCAAGAAGACTTGGTATCAGTGATCCACGTTGAAGACTTCGCATAGGTTTAGTGGAGCATTCGAGGAGCTAGACGAATTTTTCAATACATATGAATTGTCTATGCTCTGTGAAGGCTTGAGTCAAAAGCAAATAGACACAATATTAGAAGAGTTGTTTCCAATTAAATTAGGTACGGAACAAGTCATAGTCATCACTGACTACAGAAAGAAAAAGTACACAGTATCCATGTATCCCATAACTTTTGAAGAAGCGGATCAGATACTAGAAAGGGCGAGGGAACTCAACATTCCCTTTAAAGATTAACCAGGACTAGGAATGAAAAAATTATCAAAAAAAGAGTACAACAACATCGTAAAAGCAAAGATCTTACAAACAGGTTTATATAACGGTAGGTCAGTTGAAGAAGCTGAAGTTTGCGATGAATTATTTGAACACTTATCAGACATCAAACAAGACTATAAGAAAGGTGTATTAACAGCCTTCAATGCTGATGCTGAAATGGCATACAACTTCCTTAAATACGAAAACGAATATGCAGATGACCTAGACATTGATTATGGTATTGATGATTTGTACGGCTCATATTCAGACAACATGCAAGATATAAAGACTCACTTCGGGAACTACTAAAATGGAAGCCGTACTAATCACTTATTTATTCACGATGTTCTTAATTTCATTACATCTAATTGATGTGAATCTGGATGACAAACATACAATCTCACTGCTACAACTTATTGCCCTTAGATCAATTGGAGCTAAAGGCATTTACTATAAAGACTGACTATCCTTTACCCCTGTTTCCTTAATTGGATCAGGGGATTTTTTATATCTAGAAAAAAGTTTGCTGTTACAAATTAGTTGCTTAATTATCTAGATTATAGGTATTTACATCTTTACAATAGCTCTATTGTTAAAGGTATTTAGAGCATAAGAAAAATGATTGTATGTATAGCAAATCAAAAGGGTGGAGTTGGTAAAACAACCCTTGCAACTAACCTAGCTGTAGCATTGAGTAAAAAAGGGGATACTGTTCTAGTTGATGCTGATGACCAACAATCTGCTGTTAAATGGTCAAAGCGTAGAACAGAAAATCTAATTGATACCGAACACCATAAAGGCGATTTGAAGAAGGTCCTGCTCGATCTGCAAAAGAAATATAAGTATGTCGTATTGGATGTTGCAGGGCGTGACAGTGAAGAGTTCCGTAGTGCTTTGCAAGTTGCAGATAAGTTGATTGTACCGACTCAACCAAGCCAAGCAGACGTTGAAGTATTGCCATTCGTGTTGAAGATGTTTAACACCTTCCAAAAGGTCAATGAAAAGCTTGAACCGTTTATTGTGGTCAACAAAGCCCCTTCAAACTCAAAATCAACTGAAGTGGCAGATTCAATAGAACTGCTTCATACGCTCCCTAAATTCAAGATCCTAAATACTGTTATCCGTGACCGCAAACAGTTCCGTGATGCTTCAGTACAAGGCTTATCTGTGTTGGAAATGGGTAGCTCGAAGGCTAAAGATGAGTTCAATGAGTTCTTGGTGGAGATCCTATAATGAGCAAGTTAAAAGCGAAAATAGGTTTTGGTGACGACCTAGACGAGATTCAGGCGAACCCTGAAGTTGTGTTGGATGATGAGAACTTTAAGTCCGAGTTTTCACGTAACTTACTGCACAAGAACATTTATGAAAAAAGTACGATTGAACCAGGTTTAAGGGATCGTTTAAATCTTGGTAAGCATTTAACTGTACCTGTTTTCTATGAAGAGGATCGTCTATTCAAGGAAGCTGCAAAGGCTTCAATTGATGAAATGGGTAGACCATATTCATTGAATGACTTTATTCGAGTTGCTGTTGTTAAAGCAGCCTATGATGTTTTAGGCAAGGATGAAGCAGACAAGATCCTAGCTGAGCAGTACAACCTGATTAGGACTGAATCTACGACTGATGATGAACGTGTAAAGGAGCGTGAAAAGCGCAAGCAGGAGAAGAAATCTGCAATCCGTTCAGATGCGAATGAGTATCCAAGAAGTCCGACCAAAACACGCAAAAGAAAAAGCCCTGATGAATTAGCTTCAAGAGGGCGTAAATCGAATACCAAGCCTGTTATTGGTTGAACCTGTTTAGATTAAGCAGCTTGCTTCATTTCAGGTTTAGTTTGAAGTTTTGTTAGGTACGTTTGAATCATTGGATCTTCGTCCTTAACAACTTCAGTAATTTTTGCTTTTAGAGTCGAAAGATTATACCCACCTTTATTATCTTTCATTGAAATACCAAGATCAAAGAAACCTTTACTGACTTCATAATCAGTTAAACCAAACCCTTTAACCAAACTGCCTACAAGCTTCGTTGTGATGTGCTGTTCAGCATTAAAGCGAGTCATAAGCTGTTCGTATTCAGGTACAACTACAGACAAGGCACAAGCTAATTTTTCCTTGACCTCAAGCCCTTGTGTACCGACTTGCTCATTTATCAAAGCAACCATGTCAGCAAAGATAGCTTTATCCCATAACAAAGCAAGTAATAGAATCCCAGACCAAGCTTTAAATGTTTCAGCCTTCACTTTAGGCGCAATCGCTTTATGTTGTGTATTGAACTGAGCTACAAGTTCAACAAGACGTTCTTCATGCTTTTCAACCCATTCTTGTTGAGTCAAACGTACACGTAGAATAGGAGTCGATGTCTCTTTATATGACTCTTTAATTTCTTCTGAGCTGAAGATGTTTTCAAGTTTAGCAATGTTCAAGTCATCGTTATGTTCATACTTCATTGCTTGAGTATGGACCACAAACTGACAGCCTTTCTTCGCGTCATCGTATTTAGCTACAGCACTATCACGTTTAGCCTGTAATGGTACAGAGCAAATCGTCACATACTTATTCTTTACCTGATATTCCTTAATTTCCTTATTCAACACTGACTCAGCTAACAAATGGTTGAAGCTCAACAAACCTAATGTATTAGCAACGTGTTTAGCGAAATCCAAGTCTTTTGTTTCATCATTTACACGTACATCTAAGATAAAAGGACCTGTCCACTTAACCAGGCATGTAGCCTTAGCAGCAAGAGCAAGGAAGTTCTTGTAACGCTGATCTGCAATAGACAGTTGATCATCCAAAACATCTAAAGACAGCTTCATCTGTTCAGCTAATTCTGCATCTTGCTCAACTGCTTCTACAGTCCATTCAGGAGCTTCAGATTCATCGTTAGCAGCATCTTGGCTAACAGGTTGAGTGTTTGTATCAACCACTTCTTCAGGAGCTACAGCAGGCTCTACAGAAGCTTCAGAAGCATGTTCTTCAGCATCTACATTTAAATTGTTTTGAGTTTCATAGGCTTCAATTTGTTCTTGGATTGCAGGATCACGATCTTCTACAGGGATAGTGATAAATGCGTTGTAAGTTGCTTCGTTGATAAGTTGAGTTGTCATGTTCATTTCCTTAATTTCAGTTTGTCGTTGTGACCTCATGGAACGAACTATAAATAGGTTTTTTTAACAATGCAAGGAATTTCCAACAATTTATAGATATTTCTTTTTGTGTTGGTATTTGCTAAAATGCTTGGAAACTCCTAAAGGATAAGAAAATGTACTTTGACTTTGAACCAGCAGTTGAATATCAAACTTCATTAAGTGCTATCTCAGGACTCATGCTTACTCATATTCGTAAAGCTATGGGGATTGCTCAAGCTGATATGGGTAAGATGTTCAATATGAGTCATGCAACATATAGAAGTATTGAAAAAGGTGAAACAGCAATTAATGTTGAATTTATTTTTATGTTGTGCAGTATTATTGAAAAGAAACCTTCTTTATATTTTGAGATTTTAGAAGATATAGCAGAGCATTTAGCTAAAGTTGAAAAAGATGCTTTTAATATAGGTTGTTTTATTACTCTTATTCCAAATAGTGATTTTCAGAAAATATTAAATAGCTATACACCTGAAGATTATGTAACAGCCCCTTCTACAGATAGAGTTAATATTTTAGTTGACCAAGATCTATATATGTTATTAACACCTGATCTTAGATTAAAATTAGCTAGTCTTACTGATAAAGTTATTATGAAAGATCAGGTAAAGGATATTATTAAAATTACCAGTGATGAAGTTGGTGACGTTGTAGAAGCATTAAAGAAAAGTGAGTTAGATGACAAAGGCTTAAATAGTATAAATCATGCAGGAACATTAAGTTCAGCTTCAGCAATTGCTTTATACGCTACTATACTAAATCCTTTAGGCTTACCAATTTTGCAGGACTTGGACTATACAAAGCCAAGAAGTCCAAAGAGCAGAAGAAAATAATAAATTGGTTTAATAAATCATAATTTAATTATTAATCAATATATCCGATATTTAACATAATGGATATTATACGAAATGTAACGCTAGTATTTATTATTTATCAATAACTTATCAAGCCTAGTTCTGTGTAAAAACTAGGCTTTTTTATGTTCCACGCTTTTTATGCTGATTTATGGTCGCTTTTGTAACCTTTTGCCAATAGGTTTGGTTAATACTTAAACAAAAACACATTTAAGCTAAAAACAAGAAGAACAATTAATAACCAATAGACTTTAAGTATTTGGATAAGCGTTTAAGCGATACATCTAGAGCTTCTTTTTTTTTCTTCTTCAAGACCAGCTTTAAGTTGCTCAAGTAATTTGGGGTTTTTAATTAATCGTGCATGAAATTCATCATGAATAGGCACAGTGCTGTTCTGTGCATAGCTTATAGAAGCACAAAGAAGACTAGCTAAGTCAAGCACACGATGTAATGGCAGTTCTTCTGATTGTCTTGACCATTTTTCACCTGTATACCTCCAAACTTTAGCTGAAAGTTCTTTTTGTTTAGACGTACTCCATTGAGCAAGACCAATTGTAAGACCATGAGCATCTGTTTTATTTGCATGTATACCGTCTATCTTCGAATAGTCTTCAATTAAGACAATTGGCTTATGCTTCAAATGATTTGGAATTTCCATTACTACCTCTTCAGTAAAATAGTTTACTAATATTGTTTAGTAAACATATTTAGTAATGGTACTACTAATTGGTGTAACTTGGAATAGATAAATTAGCGTTACCTTTCAGGTCGGGCTAGTTGTCCTTCGGATCAAGCCACTTCGTTTCACTCATTGTCTTGAGCAGAGCCAACATCCCTAACGCAGAAGCAAAAGCATAGGTCTATGTTGGATATAGGTCTTTCTTCAACTTATCTACGACAACCAACATCATTGAACTTTATTTTAAGCGTGTTCAATGTCAACCCCACAAGGGGGTGTGACATTGCCCCCTAGCTTAAAAATTTTTAAGTTCAATGGTTGTCGCAGCGATAAAGTTTGATGAAGGTAGATTCAGATACCTTCTACATATTCCTTGAATAAGGATGTCGCTTCGCTCCGCTAAAAAGCGTTTGTTTAATGGATTGCCACAGCTCCAAGAATGATGAAAGTTAGAAGCAAAAACAAGCTTATCTTTTATAAAATATAGTTGTAATAATAGAGCTATTAATAATTATAAATCATATAAAAAACATTAGCTTATAGTTGATTTAGGTACATTGTACCTATATAATAACAAGCATAAGGTGAAGAGATATAAAAAGCCTTAGAGGTGCAACGTGTACCGACTGCCAGGACTAGCAGAAACCTTAGTTCAGGATTTAAAAAATGAACGTATTCGACTTTTCTAACAAAGCTTCTGATTCAACTAAAAACTTCCGTTTAGAAGCTTTCAGCTTTACTTATGATCTAGGCATCAATATTTATTTCGATGATATGGACGACCTTCGTGACATCATTGGCGATACAGAAATTGAATTTTGGCAAGTTGAAGGACTTCGTGAAGACACGTACATGGATGTAGACAACTTTAAAGACCTTGAAACAGCTATCGAGCTAATCATGGAAGGGCATTTTCAAGAAGACTTGGACCTATTCAAACAACTAAAAAATGAAGGGTATGTTAGAAATTTAGAAGATGCCCAAGAATGGCACGAAGAAAACCAATTCTGTGAAGATATGTCAGACTATGATTTTGGTCATTATTTAATGCACGATATAAGCTGCATTGAGATCCCAGAAGCATTGCAGGGGTATATTTCATATGAAGCTTATGGTCGTGATGCCTTAATAAATGACTTTGTACGTGTAGGCAACTACATCTATAGCAACCACTAAGGGGAGCTATAGACATGAAAATGAATATTTCATCTTTGGCTTATGTTGCTAAACAACAAAAACATGCTGAGCTTTTAAAAACTGTTCGTAATGGTAATACTTGTTATTTTGTAAAAATTTCAGGTTATTACCCAAACCATTTAGACCGCTTTTATAGAATCAATAAAGCATCTTATGAGCTTATCGAAGTATGCCTAAGACGATCAGATTCTTTTTTAACTACGGTTAAAGGCGACCTAGTTCGACACTTTAAATCTGTTCGAGCTTAAAGGAGCGTAAGACATGAATGCTCAAGTTTTTAAGTCTGAAGCTCTTAACCGTTTAGCTGTTCGCTTGCCTGAAGCTGTTCCAGTTATGGCAAAGGTTGATATTGATCAAGTTGTAAAAGTTGTCAAAGTTGAATCAGGTGAAGTCTATATTATTTCACAGGATACAAAGGGCAAGTATGAAAACCCTTTTCATGTTTGGTTTATGCATAAGTCAGGCTTTATTCTGAGATCTGCAAACGGTGTACTAGGCTATAAGTCTGCTTTTATGGCTGAAATACATCTAAACAGGACTATAAGATTAAAGGGACAACGTACCTTAAAAGCCAATTAAGTGATAATATCAAGCTCCTGAAACATGGAGCTTTTTTGATGAGTAAATTTGACAATATGACCTTTGAAAACTTTTTAATAGAAGCTCCAGAAGCAAGCTGTATAAAAGATCTTCGACTTGATCTAGGCTTAACTGCTGCTCAAGCTGCAAAGTTAGCAGGCTTGTCTGATGGCTCTTTATGGCGCAAGTATGAAGCAGGAGACAGGAAGCCAAACCAACAAACATGGACAGTCTTTCTAATGGCTTCAGGACAACATCCAAACTTTAAACTAAATACAAAATAGGATCTGTGTAGGTACTTAGTCCGAGCCTACACCCCTAAAAAATTTCGCCCGTTTCTTCGCTCATATAGTGATTAATCGTACTCCTATTCTTATCTAAAGTAGTTCTAGGATTTTAGTGCGTCATCTGAAGTCGCAAAGAAACGGAAACGGCTACTTTCTGCATGTGATTAGATACCTACGGCTGTTATATTAATGCTCATATATGAGATTAAGATGCTAAAACACAATGAAGCATTAGATTTAATGAGGAAGTTAATTCATTTTACAGTTAGAGATTCTAAACCAAAAGTAGGTTATATCCAGACTGTGTTGATGGATATGCAAGGAAAAAATAAATTAAAATAAAGAATGTATATTATAATCCTCTATGCCTATACTTTAAAAAAGATTCCACTTTTAGATCCTTTTATTTTTATGGGATTACTGTTCAAGGCTGTTTATTAAAAAATAAACAGCCTTTATTTTTTAACAATTATTATTTATTAATTTAGGTTTTTGAGTTTTTCTTCTTTTGTGTAAATAATTTGCAATTGGTTTTTCTAAGAAATAATATGTCATTAATCCAAATATAATGGATGCAACTAAAAGTATGGATAAAAATATAAAAGAATTATTTATACCAAGTTTGTGACATACTATAGCAACAGGTTTTAAAACAAAAATATGTGTTATATATAGCGAGTAAGAACTATTTCCTAACATTTCTATGAATTTTATGAAGTACCCACTCTTATTTTTAAATACACTCTCAAGACCAACTGCCCCTAAGAATATAAATAACATTGGAATCCCATATAAAATAAACCTTTTTGAATCATCTGTGTAGTTTAATTCCCCTATTATTAATGAAATTATCCCTACTGTAAGTAATAGATACCCTAATTTTTTATTCAAAATATTAGATTTTACTATGTAGAATGCGATAATACCAAAGGCAAACTCAATTAGTAAACTATCAAATAAGAAACTACTCCATACCGTATTTTTATCTACAAATAACCCTATAGTCGGTATAGATAGGATTGCTATTACTAGTTGCCAATATTTTTTACTATTAAAAAATAATAACAATGAAAATATAAAATAAAAATAAAATTCGTATCGTAATGTCCAACCTGTAAGGACTAAATATTCACCATTTGTAGGTAGTAAAAAAAATGAAGAAAAAACATCTGTAAACTGTGCTGTTACGTTAACATGCTGCGGTAATATTGTGTATATCGCTAAGGCAATTAAAGTAAATATCCAATATAAAGGTAATATTCTTTCAAATCTTAAGATTATGAATTTTGAGAAGTTTATATTTTTATTATATGTGGTATAACACATAATAAATCCTGAAATTATAAAAAATAAATCTACACCTGAATTACCAATGTGCAACCAATCAATTACACCTGCATCGTATTGCTTGTTCTTAGATGATATGTGAAGTAAAACAACTAATAAAGCTGCTATACCTCTCAAAAATTGGATAGAACTAATCATATTTAAACCTAGTGAAATAGTATAATTTAATGTATATCGACATAATTAAGGAAGTGGTTGGAAATACTGATCAATAATTTCTGGAGTTTGTAAAAATAAAGAGAGGTATAAACTAATGCTAAAGTATATAAAAGCAAAAATATAACCTGTAATTTTATTAAATCTCAAACTTAAAATTAATGGAATAATAAAAATTTCTGAATATGTAAAAATTGTACCTAACCTTCCACTTAGAATTAAAAAATCATAAAATCCTAATCGAATACCTACACCAATTACATATGTAAGAATTAAGAAATCCAGTATAATATTATTGGTGTTTGATTTTGTTCTAAAAAGTAGAAAGAATAACAATAGCGCATATGCACGTAAATTTACAGGGTGTAATAATCCTCTTGATTCTTCATATGTTGAATAACCCGAAAGTCTATCAGAGAAATCAAAAGATATTCCTGAAAAAATCCTACATAGTAATATGGTAGAGATAAATAATATAATTGCGATTATATAGTAGTATTTGTTTAGCTTTATTAATAATTTAAACAGTATATTTTTAAAGAAAATAATAAATGGAGTAGCTACATTATGTATTGAAACAGAGATTATGTAGAATATAAATGATTTAAAGTGTTGTTCATTTTTGATAGCAACTGAAATGGAATAATATGCAATAGCGATTGCTAAACCTTGTCTGATTTGTGCCCATTGATGTAGGAAATAAAATGTAGGTAAATAACAAAAAAGAACAACAACATTGTTTATGCCAAAGTTGTCTGATGCTTTTTTTATAAAAATGAATGTTAGAAATGCATAAAAAAATAGAAAAAAACTAAAATCAAAATTTAAATACTTAAAAAAAGCATTTATTAATCCAAAACCATATTCCATGTAAGTTTGATCATAAAATGTACTTGGGTTAAGAGGTATTCTATCAATTTCATTATATAACGACTTATAATTAATAGTATCAGGTGTATTTCCTCTCATTGCAGTTATAAAAGAAAAAATAATGGCAATAACTATAAATAGTACAGATCTTTTTTTCACTACAAATATATTATGATAATTCATAAAGACACTTTGGGACGCTAGGGCAGACAAAATTTGGTTTATTATAACTACATATTAATTGTATTTGGACCAAATTAGTTCAAAATGAGGACCATCTTTAAACTTCTTCCAGTCTCCACCCCATGTAATCGGTATTTTGAGTTCTGTAGCTGCTTGTTTCATTGCTTCAGCAATCAAGTGGTAGTGTTTCCACTCCCATGAAACGCTACTTTTTTCTGTATCTTCAGATACGACCCAGGCTGCAAGATCTACTGCATGACCTGTAAGATGTCTGCTATTCATGGTTGTTGTTTTCTTTTCTTTTAATAATTGAGCTTGTCTTTCTTTAGTTCTAAGTCCTTCTATGACTGTAAAATCAACTTCTGTGAGTTCAATTGCTCTCTTGACCACTTTAACCAGGTCAGGATGAACACCTTCTAAATTAGACAAGCTCCTTTTACCGAGCTTGAATCCCATTTTTATTCTTGTTCTTTATCTAATTTTAAATTTTTAATGTTTTTATTGAGTTGTCGCTTTAAATATTTGATAACTAATTCAGATCCTAATGTACCTAGAACTGCTGCTGCACCTACTACCGCAATAGTAGGTACTGAAGCCCAAATCAAAATAGATCCAGCCATTAGGCTAGTTGTGCCGTTAAGCACAGCTTTAGCTCCAATGACCTTCCATGTATCTTGATCTGAAGTTGCAACTGATTTAGCTAAGTAAATTATGAAACCAATACCAAATAGAAAAGCTGATAAATAAATGTCACCTGTTTTCATTGTTATACACCTAATACCTTGCTTTTCCATGTATCAGGTACAGCAATACCCTTATCAGTTCTGCTTAAAATATTTGTATCTATTGTTCCCTGTGAATTTAGAAAACTTACAGAATGAGGTGAGCCATTTAGATAATTGGAAGATACCAACATTGATGAAGAACTTCCGATTGTTGTTACACCGTATAGAGATACATTCAAGAAGGAACCACCATTCCAAGAAGGATAAACAAATGCCCCTCCATTAATAGTCAGTGTTCCACTCTCTATAGTTATTGTATTTTCACCTGTAGTTGACCAGAATATTGCATTTTCAATTAAGCCTGTTGTTACCCCTTTTGTTAAATTACAACCTGTTAAAGTAAAATTACTTCCTGCTAAGACAATTGCATTATTATCACCACCCTCAACTGTTATTGTCGGTTTATTAACCAAAGTTGATCTAATTTCAACATCACAAGCAATTAAGTGGCGTTTTATAATTGGGTAAATACCTTCAGCTTGTATCTTAATTGTCCAAGCTTCCTTGTTTGGAACTGTAATGGTTTTATCTCGTTGATCATAAGTATTTTTTATTCTATTTATAGCTTCATCTAAAGTTAATAATGGTTGATATACTCCATTATTGGAATCTGATCCTGTTGCACTGACATAAATAACATTGTCTGTATTGTGATACTTAATACCACGAACATAGTAATTATAAGTCATTGGCATTGATAGAACTGAGTTCCATTGACTAAATTTTTTAATACCTGTAATCACATTATCTTTAGTAATACCATTTACGTATAGCTTACCATTTGCACCTATAAGCATGTCGTAAGTATCACCATAACCAACCCAATCATTAATTGTGATGGTACTTGTATAACAACCTAGCCCAACAATAGTATTTACTTCTGTATAAAGCGTTTGAATTGAAACATCACCACTAGCAATGACAATACCAATGCTGTTATGTTCTGCGACTATTGAATCTGAACAAAGTCCAAAGCTATATCGAGAAACTACGCCAAATTTTACATTTGAATCATTCCATGTAGTATCTGTATCGGTATCACTTGAGAAAAAATTAAGAAAGTTTTGATAGTTAAGTGGATCACCTTCTAGTGCATTGTAATAACCATCAAATTTGACCCCATTATTGTCACTTAATAATAACAAGCCACACTTATAGGATAATGTTCTGCAATTAACATAAGATTGCCAAGATGCATTTAACATTACTCCATAATCAAATCCATGCGTATAAACTTCAATCCTTGACTGAGGACTATTTTGAATACGTAACCCCATGTGCGTTTTTTTACTTGCTACAATGCTAAAATCATATAACTTTAATCCATGAGTAGCAGAAACTAAGCTGTTATCATAATCAGAACCGCTTGAAATAGCATTAAAAGGTACACGAACTCCACCTGTGTTCCAATTAGATGATGATATAGCTGCTGTGTTTACGTCCTGAAGATCGGCATAAATCACTGAAGCATTGACTTGAACGCTATTACTATTGAAGCCTAGCATTCCTGTACCTCTAATAGTTGTGTATGCACCCACCCAAATTGTTTGTGTAATTCGATATTTTTTAGCAGATAAAACTAAATTTACTCCACCTCCTTTTTGATTCATTACGGCTACGGATGTATCCCAAATTGTAGATGAAATAAAATCTAAGGCATGTTGTATTGCACCAGAATCATCGGTTATACCATCTGCTTTAGCCCCTGCCCATTCAGGTTTTACGTTAAGTTCATCCCAAGTACGCACCCAACCATTGAAGATAGTTATGCCATTGTTAACTTTTGATTTATTGCGGTCATAAGTAAAAGTACCACCGCCTAATCCAAGTCCTGCATGGTATGACTTCACATATACAGATTGACCATCTTTAGGGTTTTTTATAGAAATTAGATCTAGTATTGATTCAACTATTTGTATTGTTTTTTCATTAATTTGTTTTTGCGTATATTCGCCATCTACAATAAAAGATGCATCCCATCCTTTATCTACAGCAATTTGAGCCAAGCGTAACATTAAGTAATTGTAATAAGTTTCGAGTTGGTCTATAGATATACCTTGTGCCTGAATCTCAGCTAACAATGTATTTTTTAATTCATTATCTTGAATGTCTACATAGTCTTTAAGATCAGAAATTTTGTTATCTAAAATCCAATCTACAACACCTAATTCTTGTAACTTCAACCAAATTCGATCTATATCTTTATTTAGAACTTCAGGTCTAAATGTGTTGTTATAAGTTGCATAAGTTGTTGCTCGATCTGCTGTAGTTACTCTTTGAACTTCGATTACATCCCCTTCATTTGGAGTTGTATTAAATAAGATAGAGTTACTATTTTTTTCATAACTATAGTCTGTCTTATGTACAATTTGATCATTCTTTTTAACTTCAATATGGTCTTTATCATATACATAGAAGCCCAAAGCATAACTAGCTTGTAAACCATTAGCTGTAAAGCTTTGGTAGGGAAATTGATTCTCTACTGTCATTGTTATTTTTATTCCTAATTAGGTTTTATTTTTATTTTTTTGTTTGCTCTGTTAATAGAGCTATTAAAAGTCAAGTTTCATCTCTGTATATTGATTTGAAGCTTGCCAATTATTGTTGTTGTCGTATTTTGGATAGTGATTAAGACTTCCAATTCTGATTGGCTCTGCTGATATAGCACCAGCTAAACTGTCTACATAGTCATCCTTGTTATTCGTTACTGAAGGATCAAATAAGCGCATCTCTTTTACTTGAGGACTATCTGTTCCATTAACTTGTAAAACAGATTGATGAGCGTATAAGTAGCCTGATAATAAAGGAGCTTCGAGTGTGCCTAAGATACGTTTATTCTTATTCTGAGTTTCATGTAGTTCACGTACACCGCAGTAGATATTTCGTTTCTTAAATACGGATCTGAGAATTGATGGTACATGACCGCCTATTCCGTTGGTTTCTACGATTATTGAAGGAAGCTTAAACTCTTCTACGATGTCAGCTAATTGATAAGCTTGACCACCTACTATTTGTCCTTTGTCATCTGTAACTGCTATTTCACCTGTTAAGGCTACTGATCTATGCCAGTACAGTTTTCCGTTCTCATCCTGAAGGACCAAAGCAACTGCTGATACATCTGATTTAGTTTTACCGCTACTAGGATCTAGTTTAAGAGTAGCTGAGACTATTCTCTTCTCTCCTAAAAGCATCTGAATCTGTCCATTGGCTCTATGCCAGGTTACTTCTTCGTCATAAGGTACGAGTCTGTCAGGATCTAATCGGATCTCACCTACAGGCTTAGCATGGAGCTGATATTGGCTATCCCATTCATTGACTGTATTACATTGCTTTCTACGATCTTCCATCACTTCAGGAGTGAATCTGTCAGCCCAAAGAGCATCTGCATACACATCTAATAAGTTATGTTTAGCTGTCAGCTTGATTAAGTAGTCATGTTCCCTTTTCTCAACTTTATAATCGTCATACTCATTCAATAGCTTGGCTTGTGTGCCGATACCACTAAACAGATATTCAGGTTTAAAGGTAGTTGAGACTTCTAGTTCGCCTGAAGTGAAACGAGCTTCATTCTGAAACATACGAAGCACTAAACAGTTAGCCCCTGCTTCTTGGATCTGTGTATATAAGCTATCAAAGCTGTGCGGAGTACCAATAAAGAGACGTTGTGAACCAGGCACTAGAATATGGACCTGTTCAGATAATCGGTATCTAAGCTTTTCTCTAGATTCAGGAGTCGCTGTAGTTGTAGGTGTCTCTACGTCATCATTTTGAATGAATGTAGAACGTGCGCCTGTGACGTTAGATAAGATACCTCTAGCATGTAAGTTGCCATGCTTAACGTCTGAAGATCCTTGTATCCACCACTTGACCACTTCACCACGTTGTTTCTGTTTATTCCAAGTTAAGGGATGTTTTTCTAATACTTGTTGAGTTCCACGACTACATTTATAAGCATCGGGATCTGTCGCTCCTTGATGGAGTATTAATTCATCTGCATTCTTATATAGTCTGTATGCGTTATATACGTCCAGAATCGTTGACTTAGCATGTCCACGAGGAAGCATAAGTAAGCCTAAGTTGCCAAAGTCTTCAAGCCACTCACAAACTGTTATATGGAAGTCGGGGATCTGCCAACTATTGACTAGACCCCACATCAAATAGAACTCAACAAAGTTAGCTTTACTAGCCTTCTTTGCCATCCTTTTTAGTTACCTTTTTACGCTTAGACAGTTCTTTGCGAACTGATAGAAGTAGCTTCTCAGCTTCAGCTTCTTTTTGTTTTTCTTCTTCTTCTGTTGTTGTTATTGCTTGTGTCTTGTTACGGTTTTCAAGTAGCTGTTCGATACGTGCTGCTATAGCGAGTGTTTGGTTAGCAGACTTATATAGCCAAAATGCATCACCTCTACCTACTTTAGTTTCTTTATCACAGCCATTAGCACGTTCAACAAGATCAACTGTATCGAGTATGGCTATGTCCTGAATACGGACGAGTTCTGATTTATATTCTTCTATTTTGCTCATAGTTATTTTGTTATATTAGTTTTTATTCTTATTATTTAATGTGTTGTCTTATGGCTATTTCTGATAGAGATACCCTATTACTCTATTCTAGATCAGCAGGTTTATGTAATTACTGTAAGAAAGATGTTTTAAACCCAGTTTATAATGACATGTCAAACTTAGGTGAAAGAGCGCACATCTACGGTAAAAATGAGGGTTCAGCACGTTATGTTCCTGAAATGGCAAATAACGATACCTATTCAAATTTAATTCTACTTTGTAGAGAGCATCACAAATTAATTGACGATCATCCTGAAAAGTATCCTGTTAATCTACTTTATAAAATAAAAAATGATCATGAAATGAGGGTAAGTAAAAATCCATTAATCAAGTGTGAAGCAGACACTACAATTGTATTGGGTATATTTACTCATTTCCCTATGATGTATCTTAAGAAAGTTGTCTCAGAGTTTGAGCCTGAGAGAATAACAAGTGATATTTTAACTCTCATAGAAATTGAGAATGTACTTAAAGATGCTCACTCCTTAGACTACCCCTTTAAAAGTACTAATCTGTATGAACTTACGAATAACATGTTCTTTTTTGCTAGAAAAATTATCACATTAATTAGTGATAATGCTCTCGATTTTTATGAATATATGTCAGGTGAAAAGTTGTGTTATCAATGTTCATCCAATAATCCTATTCTATATTCTGAAACTAATCATTTAATAAATAAATTAAATAAAGCTTTTGAATACTGGTACATACATTGTAAGCAGACGTATGGTGTTTAGTCCTGTATATTAATATCAGGGGTACGGATTTCTTCATTATCAAGATCCCACCAGTATGAAGTGTTGTGATTGTTTTCTTGTCTACGTTGCTTACGTTCTCTGTAGCCTTCATCGAAAAGTTCCTGCATCTCTGCAATCACTAAACGATCAAATACGAGTCTCGAATACCATAAATTTTGGAAAGGTATATTGTTCTTAACTGTATTTACAGCTTCAGCTCCATAGCTTGATTCTCGTTCTGATAGATAAGCTGTTCCTGCTCCTGATACCATTGTTCCTACTGACATTACATCCTTGAAAGCAGCAGGGATAATGAAGTCCTTAACACTACGTTCTGTAGGATCTGAAGTAGCTGAAATTGCATCAGCCAAGAAGCTAGCCGATCCTCCTTTCACAATAGCTTTCATATAGAAGTCTAATGTGGTCGGATCATCTAAATCTTTACCTTGTGTTAGGTTTTGGATCTGACTAACTAAAGCTCCCATCACAGTTGTATAAGCAAATAGCTTTGCAAAATATACAAACTTCTCCTGTGGTGTACCTTGAGCCATACCTCTAGTCCATTGACGCATGATCATTGCGAGAGGAAATTGTTTGAACTGCCAAAAGAAGCGAGTAAGTTCATTGGTTACTGTGCCACGTTCACGCCCTAAGCCCATGAAGGTACTTTCCCTTGCTCCCACCTCAAGCACAGCAGCATTCGTTTCTGTGTAGATGTAGTTCATGTACTTGTTAGCTAATTGCTCTTTTAATCTAAAAGCATGGTCAGCAAGTTCTTGAGCTGTATAACCTGTCTTGTCAAAGTTGTAATGAGCTAGGATTGCATCATCTGAAGCATTGAATATATCTTTATTCGTGACTAGCTTTTCTCCTGTTGGAGCTTCAGTTCTTTGGATCTGTTGAAGTAGCGTCCAGTCATCTTGTTTGATACCACCACCTTCTAGCATCTTTTTATCTTTAGGTCCTAATTGATCCCAAGCTTTAGTTGAGTTCAGATTAGATACATGATGCATAAGAGATACGCCAAACCCTCGCTTCGCACTAGCCGTGATGTGGTTTAAGCCTGAAGATCTGATCACGGCATTCGCAATCTTTCTTGTATTGGTATTGGCTTTAGCTAGTTTGGTTGAAGCTGAAGCTAAATCGTCATCTCCAAATCTTACAAGTGCATTGGTCATCTCACGCACACCTAAGCCAATACTGATAGCAAAGTCTCTATCTTCTTTATTCTTAAACTGCTTTAAATGCTTTCCAAAGACTTTTGTATAAGCTATACCATGCATCTCAGAAGCTAGTTTCATTGTAGCCTGATCACTAAATGCAGTAATAAAAGCACTACCCATCTTGGTACTAACGGTCCATGATCTGAGCATACCGCCTACTTGAGCTAAGTTGCTGTCGATTGGAAGAGCTTGTCCTGCTAATTCATCATAGTGCTTATTAATTAGAGCTGCTTGTTTCTGTATTTTTCTATGCTCTTTAACGTACTTTGGATCTTGCATCATCTTATTGAGCAAGTCATGTCCTAGCTGTTTGACCAGTTTTTCAGGATTAGATCCAAAGGTCTGCATCATCCCTATTTCTGTACTCATACGTCTTACATGGTTAGATAACAGATCATGGAAGTTTACTTCTCCAAAGTCTTCTTGATACTTCACCCATGCATCCGCATCTTTAAAGTGGACCTCACGATGATGTTGATGAAGAGCTTGCATATTCATCCCAACTGGAAGATCTGTTTCTGATTGAACCAAGTGAGCTTGTACTGATGCTTTGTTATGTCCTTCTGAAGCAATGGTGTTATAGACAGCCTTTAATACTTCTTTGACTTCAGCATCATTCATAAGTTTGCCTGTTGCTTCATGTCTGTATTTAGATCGGTCTACCAATGGAAAGGTATAATCTACCCATCCATCTTGACCCTTACTGATGACTTTATAGTGACTATGAGATTGAGGAATACCATAATTAGCAAGCTTCTTAATATCACCGCCATAACGGTTATAGTGAAGTCTGAGCTGTTCTAATGTGTCTTGTACTGACTTAGCGAGTCCTGCTATTTCTGCATCACCTGAAGGCTTGCCAAAGATCTCTTTAACTAAAAGTTTTACTTTATCTGCATCTATTAGATAGCCTAAGCCTTTTTGAGTTTTAGTAAATACATCTGCCAAAGCTCCCATATAACGAACTTCGATAGCCTGTATGTTGTGTTCAACTGATTGAATACCTGATTGATCAGTATGCATGACGAGCTTTCTATTTAATGCTTCTAATGGATTGAGCTTTGAATGAGAAGTCAGTTCTAGCTCTAAAGCTTCTCTAATTTCTAAGTCATTGATTAGATTGGTTACTTCTTTAATGTGCTGATCTGTATAGTTCTTAACTGCTCGATCTGCAATCGCTTCAGCACGTTCTTCATCTGACATACTCTTCCAGGCTTTGATGTCTTCTTGTGGAAGTTCTTTACTTGCTTTAATAAAAGCTTGCTCTAACAAGTCTGCTTCTTTATCAGTTAATTTACGTCCTAATACACCTTCTACGGCTGTTCTACATTCGTTCTTCATTCAATTCTCTTATTATTTTTATGCTGCTTGTTTTAATGCACACTTAGCTAAGGTACTCATAGATTTAGCGAGTAGCTGTATGTTGTCTTGTTCTTTTTGTAGCTTCTGTTGCCATTGTTGAGCTGTTAGATCTTCACCTGTCTTTTTAGATGAAATAACGAGATCAGGATTAGCAATAAGCTTGTCTATTGTTTGTTGTCCTTTTGGAACTTGTGAGAGATAACCGAATGCTCGACCTTCATCAAAGATACGATCTAAAGCTGTTTCTAGTTCTTTATTGCCTTTATGGTCTACTAAATCTGTCTTATTTGAACGTGCTACGTGAATCTGAGTAGTTTGATGTGCATCATCTATCGTTCTACGCACGTATGAGCCACGATACTGAAGCTCTTGAACTGTATTTCCATCTTTGTCTGTATAAGATCTGGACAGTTCCTTGTGATACTTCTTATCTTCCCATCTCTGCTTTTCTTTCCATTCAACTGAAATACTGTCGTCAGGTTTAAGCTCATTTAAAGGCTGAGTATAGTCATCTTTAACTTTGACACCTTTAACTGTATGCGGAATCGGAGTGTGTGATATATCTTCAAACAGATCTTCTAAAAACTTATGTAGATCCTGATCTGTCTCATGTGCAACTTTAGGTACATTTATTTCAGATTCAGGTACTAAGTTACCGTGTTCATCCAATACCATGCTTGGAAGGTCTAGCTGTTCTGTTGTCAGATCCCCTACTACTTCGTTCCATGCTCCTTTTTGTTGGAAAGCATTAAAGTCATGTGGTGTGATGAATAGATCATCTACGTCAGGAAGGTTATCTAGGTCTAAACGATCTACTGTACCTTCATAGCTTGATTCAGGTTTAATAGGAGCTTGTTCTACTACACTTGATTCTGTAACAGATTCAAAAACATGGCTGGTAGGTTGACCATCTACCATATTGGAATAGTTATTAGCTGTAGCTTCATGGGATCTCCAATCAAAAGCTTTACCGCTAGACAGTCTGTTCTGTCCTCTAGCCCATCCAATAACTGAACCTGCACCACCTAAAGCAGATCTTGCTTCATCGTTGGTAATGTTTTTCTTATCTAAGAATTGAGCCTTCCATTTAGGATTAGCTTCTATCTCTTTTCTTAAAAACTCAAACTGAGCCTGTAAAGATTCATTGGTCTGTTTAAATGTTCCATTAGCATTAACTAAGCCTTTAGCTCTCATATGCGCTTCTAAAGCTGTAGCCCTACTTCCTTGCCAACTAAAGATACCACCATTCTTTTTACTGTTCGCCTGATCAGTATGAAAGCCAAACATAGTATTAGGATTGAATCCATTTTCTCTACCTACTTCTCCAACTAATGCTCTAGCTTGTGCAGGACTGAATCCTGCTGCTTGTGCAAGTTGATATGTATCTTTAACAAGTTGATCTTTCTTAGGAGCTATAGGAGCTTTAATATCTATTTTAATAGATGTATTGTTAGCTGTATTATTGTCTTTATTTGATGCTAATCTAGCTCCAATGTTAGAAGCCATTTTAGCTGTAAGCTCTTCAAGTGTAGGCTGTTTCTTCTGATTGGCTTGTATATGCTTTTTAACGTCATCTAGTGTTTTAAGTTTGCCACCTGTAGCTTCAGATATATTGACCTTTTCACCCTTCATCACCTGTTCAATCGCTTGATTCAAATTAACTTCATGTTGTGCTAAATCATCTACTGTCTCTGCTACGTTAGGCATACTAGATACATCGGCATCTGCCTGAGCCTGTTCAACTGTTGCATTGAAATCTGCTTCAGCTTTATGGACCTCTGCTTCAGGTAGATCTGCATTCCCTTTAGCATTCATATAACGTCCTGCTGCAAAGAAGGTAGAGCCAATAGCCATGTTCATAAAGATCGCATTAGGATCTGTAGCCATATCTTTATACATCTGACCTTGCTTCTCGTATCCCTTGCTATCTAAATAAGCTCCTTCTGCATACATCATGCCTTGTCCTACTGCTGTAGGTGCAACAACTAAAGCTGCATAGTCAGCTACTAGAGACTTCTTAAATACATTAGAGATAGGGAGAAAAGCTAAGGCAGCGTTTGTAGCTCCATAAATATTAGATGCTGTATCTGCTGTTTCCTGATCTACACCTAGTTGCTGAGTTAATTTTGTATGCTCTGTAGCTCTTGTACCAAGTCCAACTGTAGCAGCCATTCCATAAGGTCCTAATGGTGCGCCTACTGCCCCTGCTGATACAACTTCAGTAATACCTGAAGCGATATGTCCTGCTGTACCTTGATTAGTTGGTGTGAAGGCTTCATTCACTTGTTGCATACGTTTATCTGCAACTTCATCACCTTCTACAAATCGGCTTGCAGCGTTAGATACGGATGTAACACCTTTAGCCACACCTGATACTGTACCTAATCCAATGTCTGCTAGTGTTCCACGTTTAAATTTTTTAGGATCTGTGAGTTTCGTTTCATCAAAAGCTAAGTCTTGTTCTGTAAATTCTCCACTTAATAAGCCCATCTTTTTATCCTTATTATTTCCAAATTCTCATAATGTACGGTTTTGCTGTTTTAGGATTCTTCATCACTTTGCCATTAGGCTGTAAGAACATGAACCATCCAGTAGCATTAGGTACAGGTTGTACTACGTGTGTTTTTAAAATGTCTTCGTCAGGAGGAAGATAGCCTGTCTCTTTTCGATACTCAGTTCTGAAATGATTTTTAATATGATCTTCAAAGCTTGTTTGAGTAAAGCCATACGGCATAAAGATGTAATTAGTATTTTTACCTAGCTTCTGTTTGTATGTTCCACCTGTAGCAATATCAAAAGCCTGTTTAGCCATTTCCTTATTGATCAGTGGATTACCTTTATCATCACGTTTAATGATGTTCTCACCACGTTTAGCGAGTCCTAGATAAATCGAATAAGCTAAGTTTTGATAAGCTCGATGTTCATTTGTACCAATCGCTGTAGCATTACCAAATTCAGATTGAATCGCATTATTAAACTCTTTATCTGAAGCTAATACTGAAGCTTGTCCTGCATTGAAGATCTGCTTACCTTCTAAAGCAACTTCTGCTGCTCTGATATTGGTATTGTGTAAGGTAATATCTAATTGGTTAAGTTTAGCGATACCCATATACTCATAAGCATTCTTTTCACCACCGATTAAGCTGAAATACTCTTTTTGAGCATCTTTATTCTTTCCTGCCATTTTGGTTAGATCGGTTAGCATTGCCTTCTGTTGTTTAGGCGTTGCATCAAAATAACGATCTTTGAATGCTGTACGTTCTGACTTATTCCATTGGATTAGTGAGCCTACGCCACCATTTGCTTTCTTTTGATCTACTAATATATCTGTTGTTATTTGAGCTTTCTTAAAATCAATTTGACCTGATCCAATTTGTTCAGGAGTAACGGTATAGAGCTTATGACCAGTTTGAGATTGTACTGAAGCTACAGGATCATCACTAGCACGTTGTTTAGATGTAGCTGCAATATTCGTAAATACGTTAAGCTTCTTCACTAAGGCTGTTGCATCTTGTTGTGGTGTATTTTCTAACTCAGTTTTCAGTCTTGCTATGCTTCGTTCCTGTTCAATTGGTGAAGCATTTCTAAACTGTTGAGCATCTTTATTTAATGCAATTGCTTCTCTAACTTCTGCTTCATATTGAGTACCTTTAACTGCTTCTAGTGTTTGATTAACCAAACTTGCAGATAATGGATAACCAGTAAAAGCATCTGCTACAAAGTCTTTGGTTAGCTGTGCATGTTCTTTATCAAGTTCTTTAGCTTTGATCTCAAGCCCTTTATTGATACGGTCAATTGCAGATTCAATATTTGCCTTATATGTATCTCTAGTCTCTACTTTCATGTGAGGAAAGACTGTATCTACATTCTTATGAAGCTCTTGTAATGCTTTAACGTCTTGCTGTTCTTCTAGGTTACTGAGTACACCTTTACCATCTGATAGGTCTCTACGTTCATTCCATTTCTGAAGTGACTCTGTACGCTGTTCAGGTGTTAATACAGGATTACGTTTAACTGTATCTTCATATAATGCAAAAGCCTGATCTCTATTTTCGATTTTAAGCGTAGCTTCTCCTACTTGTTCAAAGTCTGCATTGATGGACCTACGTTCTGTTTCATAAGCCAATGGTTTAATGCCTGCTTGAGAATCGTTATACATCTTCTCTGAATAGTAATTGAATCGCTCTTTCTGCTTCTCAGGAATACGAGTTGCATAGTTTTGAGCTAGTTCATCTGTACGTTGTCTTAAATAGATTTTAGCTGTAGCTTCATCAAACTCACCTGTAACTAATTTCTGTTTAGTTTCAGTAATGTAGTCTTGATATTCAGCTCCATATTTAGAAGCTTCAATATTGAATTGGTATTGTTCTTTCTCTTCTTGGATCTTCTGCTGTTCATTCAACTTTTTAGCTGATACTTGCATACCAACTTCAGCGAATTGTCCAATGGCTTGAGCGACTTGTCCTGCACCTGTATCTAATACTCTTCCTGCTTGAGCTTGTGGCATGACATTACCAAAGTTACCTAATGGGATATTCGCCATAATTAAGCCCATCCATTTTGTGAAGTTCTAATTCGACTTGTAT